CACGAGGGCGTTTGTTATTCCAGCTTCAGCAGTCGATGCCAACCATAAAAGAGAGCGTGTCTGGATTGTGGCTTTCTCCGACAGCAACAAACATATCCAAAAGAAGTCAGAAAGCAATGGAAAAAAGAAAGAAATACAGGGAGAGCATAGGAAGAAAAACAGTAAATCCGGGCAACTTAGCAGAACAAGTCAATTACGGAGCAGCCGTAACGAATATGTGGCCTACGCCAACAACACAGGACACCGAACATCCCAACATGAAGTTGAACGAAAAGGGAAGGCGTATATCACCAACAGGAAAGCAAGACCACAGTCTCAATCTAGCAGACAAAGTACAGATGTGGCCAACACCAACAGCGAAGCAAGGGGGAATACCAGAGGGAGTGGAGAAGCAGAACGGGAATTACAGCCGCAAGAACAAGAAGGGAGTACGATGGGGAGTGAGGTTACAGGATGCGGTGGATTACGAGGAGAAGCAAAAGATGTGGCCAACACCCAGAGCTTCGGCAGCGATGGCCGAGAACACCAACACGATACAGAAGAGAATAGAGAAAAAGGGGCCATTGGGAGCAAAGTTAGAAGAGAGAGTAGCACAGAAAATGTGGCCAACTCCCAAGACATCAGACATGAATTCAGCACATATGAAGAAAAACAAAGAGGGTATACCACACGACATAGCCAAGGGCAACTTGAGAGGGATGGTGCAGATGTACCCAACACCCAAGGCAAGGGATTGGAAGGACAGCGGATCGATAGAGAAACTAGCAGATCCAAAGAGACAGGAGAGCTTAATG